AGCCGGGAGATCCAGCCGACCGCCTCGCGGATCAGCGGGTCGAACTTCGGCAGCAGGATGATGAACCCCTTGACGAAGTCGATCAGGGTGCTGCCCGCCGCGCTGACCGCCGCCGACCCGGTGGACCCGACGAAATCCCGGAACCCCCGGAACGCGGACGAGTTCACCAGGGCGTCGAACTGGACGCCGAGCGACCTGATGACCGGGGACACGTGGGCGATGATGGGCGCGAGGTTCTTCGTCAGGTCGGTGACGGACTTCAGCCACGGCTGCAGCGCCCCGGCCACGACGGGGGTCTGCGCGGCCTTCACCGCATCCCACGCGGACGCCATGCCGCCGAGCTGCCTGGACAGGGCGATCTGGGCGGGGGACATGCCGGCGTAGGCCTTGCCGATGGCGACCTGCTCGGCCTTGTAGGCGACGGACTTCTTAGTGCCGCTGGCGATGGCGATGGTGTAGTTGTCCTGCGCCTTGGCGACCGCCTCGGATGCCTTCTTCGCGTCGGACAGGACGGGCTTGGCGACGGCCCCGAACGCGGCCAGGGCGCCCGCGCCCGCGATGAACGCGCCGCCCAGCCCTGCCGCGGCCCCGGCGCCTACCCCGCCCAGGGTCGCGATGGCCGGGGCGAGCGCCAGCAGGGGACCCGCCAGCCCCGGATTGAGCTTCAGGCCGCCCAGCGCCTTGCCCAGCTCCCCGCTGCTCTTCGACGAATCCTGCATCGCGTCGTCGAGGCGGCGGATCGCGGCGTCCGCGAGGACCGCCCGCGCCGCGACCCGGTCCTCTGCCTCGCCCGTCTGCCGCAGGGCGCTGGCCAGGATCTTCGACTCGGCGGCGGTCCGGTCTTCTTTTTTCCCCAGCTTCTCGATCGCATCCGAGAGCACGCGGGCACCCCGCGCGGCCAGGACGGTGTTGTCCCCGAGCTTGCGGACGTCACCCTGAAGCTGCCCGGCGCCCCGGCTCAGGAAATCAAAGGTGATCGAGGCCGCCACGGATCACCCGCCTCCCGCACCTGGGTTCCATTTGCTTTCTTGTACCAAACTGGTACTGTGGGGGTACAACAGAAAAGAGGAACCGTGAACCCCTACGACCCGAACATGACCTCCGGCGACGTGCCCCCTGCGGCGCCCCGCAAGCGGCACCACTACATCCGCTGGACCCTCGCCGGATTCGGCGCGCTGGTCCTGCTCTTCGCCGTCACCGGCATCGCCGCAAACGGCAGCAAGGCACCGGTCAGCCGGCCGTCGTCCCGGGCAATTGCCACGGCCAGCCCGGTCGCGCAGACGTTCACGGATCCGAACGGGCTAGCATGCGCGGCGGCTGACGACGCCGGGTACTGCCCCGGCGATGACCCTGCGCCTGCCACCACAGCGCCCGTGAATCCGGTATACCGGACGCTCACCGCGCACGGGTGGGCACAGATCGCCAAGGACCCGGATGCCCACGCGGGCGAGACCTATATCGTCTACGGCGAGGTCACCCAGTTCGACGCGGCCACGGGGCAGTCAGCGTTCCGGGCGGACGCAGGCGGCGTGCGCCAGTACCCCGACGACATCGGCTACGTCAGCTACCCGACGAACACCGTCCTGGACGGCGACGCCGGCACGCTCAGCCCGGTCGTCGAGAATGACCTGTTCACCGCGAAAGTCGAGGTCACCGGCTCGCTCAGCTACGACACCCAGATCGGCGGCAGCACCACCGTGCCGGAACTGCAAGTCGACTCGATCACCGTTACCGGCCACGCCGGCAGCTAAGGGAGAAGACGTGTACCAGCTGCACCTGGGCATCGGCGAAGACCTGGAGAAGTTCCTCCGGGCCTACGCCGAGGCCCGCGGCGTCACCATCGCCGCCGCTACCCGCGTCATCCTGTACGAAGCCAAGAAGAACGAGGAAGAGACCTGACGCTGTGACGTGCCGCTAACCGTCGTCGATCATCTCCTCGGCGGCGTCTATGAGCGCTTCGAAGTCTTCGACGTCGAGGAGCCCGATCTCCCACGGGCGGATGTGGAACTCGCGGGCGAAGATGGCAAGGTACCGGTGCCGGTCCCAGGTGAACCAGCCGGGTCCGACGAGCCGCCGGGAATCGTAGGGTCCGCCTCGGCCCGCGCCTTCTGCTCCGCCTCGGCGGACTCGACCAGCGACTCGCTCATCTCTTTAAGGTCGAAGTCGGTCTTCCCGTCAATGACGTCCTGGAACGCGGTGTCCACGTTCTTCCCCTCGCGGCGCCAGATGAGGCACGCGAGCATGACGAAGGCCCGGGCCGATCCCTCGGCCAGGTCGATCTGCCACTGGCCGTAGTTCCGCTTGTAGACGTGCTCGATCCACAGGGCCTCGTGCATCGGCGCTTTCGCGCCGTCGTACTCGTAGACCTGGCCGTCGATCGTTACCTTCACCTGTGCTCCCTTACTTGACCGCTTTGGCGGCGACGTCTTCCAGTGCCCGCTCGATCCCCGCCCGGACCCGGGGGGCGGCGGCTTCGGCGGGGCCGGTGAACCAGCCGGGCTGCACGGACGGCTCCTCCTGCGTGCGCCACACCTCCCGGTTGCCGTAGACGGGGTGGGTGAGCCGGCCCGCGTCGAGGTTGCGGAGCTTCCGGGCCCGGCCGCTGATGGTCTGCCCGGTGATGGCCACGCCGGGGTCCCGCTCGTTCGTGCGGACGTTGACACCGAGGCGCAGGTCCGCGTCCAGGGTCGCCGCGTACCGGTCCGGGAGCCGCGGTATGAGGCCGGCGCGGATCTCGTCCTGCACCGGGTCAACCGCGTCGCGCATCGCCCTGGTGACCTCCCGGACGAGCTCGGTGTCCCCGGCGCGGCGCAGCCGGAAAGCGAGCGCCTCCAGCTCCGCCGCCGCGTCAGCCAGCCCCGCCATCACGCCTCCCTGGATTGTCGCTGCCTGCGGATACGATTGGATGCAAAGGCCCCGCGAGCGGGAGTGCGTCAACACTCCAGACGCCCCGGGGCGCGGCCGACGCTACTGAGGAGCGCCGACATGGCCAAGGCTATACCGCGCGGGTGCGCCACCTGCGGCAAGCGATTCCAGGGACCCTACCGCCGATGCTACGAATGCCGGGCGACCGACCGGACATGCGTTGAATGCGGGACCGTCTTCCATGGCGTCAGCGCAAGGTGCGCGGACTGCTATAGAACTCAGCGCCAGTGCGTCACCTGCGGGAAGTCATTCCGCACCCGCTACCGCGAATGCCGCACATGCCGCGCGGCCAAGATCACCCGGCCGCCATGCCAGATGGCGGGATGCGGTAACCCGAAGGCTCCTGGCCAGGGGGCCAAACTCTGCCAGGAACACCAGGAAACGGCCTATCAGCGAAAACTAGAACGTCTCCGCAAGACGGCTTGCTTCATGGAGGGCTGTCCAGAGCCCAAGCTGCCCGGCAAGTACCGCTACTGCGCCCGGCACAGCGCCGAAGGTCCGCAGCGCGAAAGAGCGCAGCTAGTCCGCCGTAAGCGCGAACGCGAATACGGCCTCACCCATGACGAGTACCTGGCCCTGCTCGAAACGCAGGGCGGCGCCTGCGCGATCTGCGGTGGCAGCGGCCAGCGGCGGCAGCTCGCCGTTGACCACGACCACGTGACCGGCGCCGTGCGCGGCCTGCTGTGCGACCGGTGCAACCCCATGCTCGGCTACGCCCGCGACAACATTTCCGTGCTTGAGGCCGCCATTGAATACCTGAAAAAGAATCAGGTATTGAGCCCCGCAGGAGTATAACGCTGAATGGCGCTCGCAGCGTTCCAGCTCGATTTAAAGTTAACGGCACCGCCAATTGCACCGTCAGATGACAGGTCAGGTAGAATTGTGCCGAACCAATAAACGTTGGGCGAATTAGTCGCATCAGGATAAAGGTAAAACTTGCGCGCCAATCCGTCGACCGCCGCGATGTACGTCTGGGAGGTGGCGTCGTCCAGGAAGCCGCCGAAGTCTCCTGACGCGTCGGGGAGCCCCGCGACGTACACCTTGTTCCCGTCCCCGAAGGCCGTAACGTCGTCTTTGTCGGTGACCTGGTTGATCGACCAGGCCGCCTGGAACGGCAGCGGGGTCGCCTGCGCGGCGGACGTGAGACCGACGTAAACCTGGCCGTTCCGGCCGTGACGCCTAGGCACCTGTAACCACTTCCTTCTCGATGAGGCGCATCAGCGCCGTGGCGTTGCTGGTGAACGTCCTGTCCGCGACGGCGGCACGT